ATGGTTGGAAATACCAGAAAGTAATTATTTGTTTCAATTAGATGAAACGATAGCTAAAAAAATATTTAATGAAAGTCAGATGGCTGTTGATAAAGCTAGAATATCTATGAAAGCTAATTTAAATGAAGCTAGACATTATAGTATTGGTAGAGGAGATGCGCCAGATAATAGATTATTACCATTAAAAATATCAGGATTATCATTTTATGGAAATGCCGAAAGCACAGTTAAATCCACTGTAACTGACCCATCTTGGGGAGTTCAAGATGAAGTAACACAAATTACCGATTTAAGTACTAATGGTAATCACTTAGTTGAAATGCAAACATCACATTCAGGTGATACATCTGGATTAAAAGACGGAACTACAAACATAGGTAATCCACACATTGATACAGGTTCAAATGGTATAAGATTTGGATATAGAGAACCACAATCAGGTGGTAATTCAAAAGCTGATAGAATGAGTTTTACAAACACGATGTTGTTAGATGGATTTACTGCCTTTTATGTTTTACAACAACAAGATAATGCAGGTGATGATGCTGATGGTGAAACAGAAATAACTAATTTAGGGCAAGCGATTGGTGAGGGAGATGACAATCGAATTAGATTTACAGGTAATTATAATACAGATGGTGGTAATGTTATTAACATTAGAGGAAAGGATGATAGCGATAATGATGCTGCTACTGTAAATGCAAGTTCAGATGTAGTATACAATACTAAATTCTTACTAACGATTAAAAAGGCTTCATATGCTGATGGTGGATTGATAACTACATTTATAAATAAAACCAATGTTGGAACAGATAGTGGTTTTAATAAAGATGTAGATGTTAAAATAAATATGATTGGTGATGATAGCTATGTTGCAGATGCATTTGACTTATTTGAAATGGCGTATTACAATAAAGAGTTGAATAGTGATGAAATAACAAAATTACAAACTTATTTTATAGGTAGACAGGAGTTAACTGATAACTTTCAATAATAGAGGATAACTAATGGCAGTTCAACAAATAACACATAAGAAAATTACGAAGTTTGATACTTCTAATCCTAATTATAAAGACACACCTAAACCAAAGGTTGAAGTGAGTGGTAATGTACAAGAGGATGAAGATGTATATGGTGAAAGAAAACATACTTACACACCTGAACCAAATGGTAATTTACAAATGGAACAAATGATGGGTAAGTTGATGAATAAGTTAGATAACTTTGATTCACCAAGTCAAACAGGTACAAAAGCCATTGAAGTAGATATTAAGAAAGAGATTGCAATCGGTAAAGCTGATATGAGTAGTATTAAATCAGAAGAATATGTAGGTAAAGTTAAAACTAAAAAAGATAAATTAAAGGCTTTACGAAATAGGAGAAGATAAGTTGGCATTAAAAGATTTGAAAAGTGTATTCGCTCCACAAGGTAAAATAAAATTTGGTAGTAGTTATACACCTATAAGTGATGCGATATCATCTAAAGGTAAAATAAAATTTGGTAGTAGTTATACACCTATAAGTGATGCGATATCATCTAATTTTGGAGATGATATTGGTATATTCGAATATGGTCATCAACCCATTATTGGTCCAAAAAAGGGAGATATAGGTCCAGGTCCAGGTGGTCAAGGTATAAGGTCTGGTCCGAGTGGAAAAATTATAAAAATTTATAAACAGAAGAATAAATAGAAATGGCTTGTTCGTGTGGAAATACTTGTTCAGATTGTAATCCTTTAGGTAGAGGTGGAAAAGCTGATATGAGTAGTATTAAATCAGAAGAAGTAAAAGGTAAGGTAAACAATAAACTTAATAAACTAAAAGCATTGAGGAAACGAAATGGCAGTAAATAAGATTACAAACAAAGGTGTGGTGAATAAAGAATTAGTTAATAGAGCTAATGAAGTATCTACTAAAGGAACAACTATTCGTGGTAATAGAGAAACAACTATTATACCAGGTAATAATTTATCGGATAATTATGCAATAACACTTAAAGATGTTGATACTGCAGTTTTAAATCATGTTAAAAATGTGATGAAACCAAGAGTTAGAGAAGCAAATGAAACTTTAAAGATACCTGTATTTTATGGTAACGAAGAAAGATGGAAAGCTGTTAGAAAAAGAGGAGTATTGAGGGATAAAAATAATTCATTAATACTTCCATTGATAATGTTAAGAAGAACAGAAATTTCAAGAAATGATTTATCAGGACAATCATTTCCACATGATGTTAAAGGTAATCACATAGATGTAGTTAGGAGTTCAAGATGGAGTAAAGACAATCAATATGATAGATTTTCAGTTCAACAAGGAGTTCAACCTGTTTATGAAAATGTAGTTACTGGAATGCCAAACTATACCGATGTAACATATGAATTTGTATTATGGACAAATTTTATAGAACAAATGAATCCATTAGTGGAATCTTTTGTAGACCAATCACATACATATTGGGGAAAAGGTGAAGATATGAAATTTTTATGTACAATAGATAGTGTATCAGATGCTTCAGAAATGAATCAAGATGGTGAGAGATTTATAAAATCTACATTTACTTTGACAACAAAGGCTTATCTATTACCTGAATATTTAAATTCTGTAGTTACAAATAAAATATCAAATATGAAAAAATTCACAACCACATCAAGAGTTACTTTTGGTATGGAAGGTGATGCTACAGACAAACAAGTGGGAAAATAAATCACTCGTTTTAAAAATTTATATATACTTATATATAGACAATAAACAATTCATAATTGGAGGTTATAAATGCCAAAAGAAGTAAAATTTACAAAAGACGAACTAACACAAGTTCAAAACATACAAAAAAGTTATGCAAATGTTCAAAATCAATTCGGACAATTAAAATTAGCTCAAATCAGATTAGATAATGACGAAGTAACTTTAGAAGAAGGTTTAAAATCAATTCAAGATGAAGAAAAGAAATTTCTTGACGGAATTACCGAAAAATACGGACAAGGTTCTTTAAATCCAGAAACAGGTGTATTCACACCATCTGAATCATCAGAAAATAAATCGTAATAAACAAAAAAAAATCATTGTTTGAGAGTTTAATCATATATTTATATATGAATAATACTAATGCGCAAAATAGTATGTTTACCTCAAAAAATAAAAAGTTAACTTAGGAGAAATTCAATGGCCGAAAAAATTATAAGTCCTGGTGTATTTACAAATGAAATAGATCAGACATTTTTACCTTCTGCTGTCGCTGATATTGGAGCTGCTCTAATCGGACCTACCTTAAAAGGTCCTGCAGGAATCCCAACCGTTGTAACATCATTTTCTGATTTCCAAGCGAAATTTGGAGATGTATTTAAAAATGGTTCAACTGGTTCATCAGTCCAATTTTTAACATCACATGCAGCTGAAGAATATTTAAAAAATTCAGACACATTAACTGTAGTAAGAATATTAGATGGAACATTCAGTCCAGCTACTGCTACTGTTGCTACTGGTAGTGGTGACGATGCAAATGGTGGTAATAGTTCATTCACATTAGAAACATTAGCCGATGGTGCAATAATGAACAACGCTGATACTACTGTGACTACAAATAATATTAATCTTAGTGGTTCAAAACATAACATTAGATACGAAATATCAAATGTAAATAATTCAAAAGGTACATTTACATTATTGATTAGAGCTGGTAATGATAATATTAAAAGAAAACAAACATTAGAAACATTTACAGGTGTAAATCTTGACCCAAATTCAAACAATTATGTTGCTAAAGCAATTGGAGATCAAGTTTATACTGTAAGAACTGATGAAAATTCAAATCCATTCTTACAATTAACTGGTTCATATCCAAATAAATCAAGGTTTGTAAGAGTATCAACTGTAACTTCATTAACAAATGATTATTTGGATGAAAATGGAAGTATTAGATTAAGTGGTGCTTCTGGTTCATTACCAGCTGCTGGTAGTGGTTCATCACATGGTGGATTTACTGGTGGTGCAAACGGAGTGAGTGGGTTTGATGCTTTAGGTAATCGAGTTGGTACAGCTACAAATGCTACTTATAATTTCTATGAAAATATATCATCTGCTGGTTCACAAGGATATGTATTATCGACTGGTGCTGATGGAACAAATGCTTATGTTCAAGCATTAAATATATTAAAAAACCAAGATGAGTTCGATATTAATTTAATCTTAATGCCTGGTATCATTGACTCTATTCACTCAACCGTAACTGCAAAAGCTATTGATGTTTGTGAAGATAGAGCTGATTGTTTTACAGTACTTGACCCAGTTCTTTATGGTAAAAATGTTGCGAACGCTGTAACACAAGCTGAAGCTAGAAATTCAAACTTTGCAGCTATGTATTGGCCATGGATTAAAGTTCCTGATTCACAAGTTGCTGGAACTCAAAGATGGGTGCCACCTTCAACAGTAATGGGTGGAATATATGCATTCAACGATAGAGTTGCTCATCCATGGTTTGCACCAGCTGGTTTAAATCGTGGTGGAATCACAACTGCACTTCAAGCTGAAAGAAAACTAACTCAATCTGATAGAGATACATTGTATGATTCAAATGTTAATCCAATCGCAACATTCCCTGGACAAGGGGTGACTGTATTTGGACAAAAAACATTACAGAAAAAATCAAGTGCTCTTGATAGAATCAATGTAAGACGATTACTTATCAAAGTTAAGAAGTTTG